GTGCGCATCCTTTGAAAGCCCGAGTAGTATACTGCAGAGGGAATTGCATGAGCCAGCGGGCACAATCAAAGTCTTGACCTCAGCGGGAATGTTCCTCGTCTGATTAGCCCCGACGTCATGAAAGCCCATCAAATCTTCAGGATGCTCCCGATGGTCAACCGTAATACCGTAGTTAACTACTAGGGAGTCAGGGCGGGTCAGGTCACCTACCATGCGCTGCAACACTGGATTATACGGCGCGTTGGCATACTCAAACTGAGTCCCGAACCCCCTAGCAATACGAGGATTGTCATGGCGTAGTACGGTATCAGGCTTTGAGTAAACTACCATGCGGGAAGGGAGTCCAAGGTGCGCGCCTACAATAGCAGACATTGAAAGCTGCGGACTTTGAACCGAGGCACCAGTGAGTACGTGCGTCTTACCTTTTCGGTTCTTTGTCATGTAATAAATTAACTGGCGCAACTTACTCCCGTTCGGTCCACCGTAACCGAGCGTATTGAAGTAGTCCTCCCGCTTGAACCACATGCCTTTGTGATTCTCAACGGGAGTGAGATCCATTAAGTGATCCTCCCACTTGATTACACTGCGGTCAAGAGTGTGGGTAGGAATGATTGATTGGCTCATTTCTCTTGTGCCTTTCCATGTTTAGTTAAAGAATCTACTAAAACAATACCAATTTCATTGTCCCAAACTGTAGTTTGACCATCACTCCAACCTTCTTGGGTGTAAATAACTTCTTGGTCATAGTTAATATCGTAAGTAACTCTTGACCTACTTACACGCTTTTGAGTGCATAAATCTTTACGCATTTCAAGTAGGCTCATTTCTCTTGTGCCTTTCTTAGCTCATAAAACTCCAGTAAAGCATTGGCAAATAAGACAGGAAAATCTGCATCAGAACCTGCTCTTAATAAACCTTCCGCTATACCGCTTTGATGTAAATAAATATTGTGTATTTCTTCAGTAGTTAATTTCATTTCCCTTGCGCCTTTCTTAGTAAGTACCCAAAACAAAAAGATAAAATAAACCAAACCGCTAAAGTAATCATTTCTCACTAGCCTTTCCATCAAGCCTTGATTCCACCCAACACTTAGACACTTCATAGGCAACAGTAACTATTGCTACTGGAATTAAAACCCAACCAATTAAACAAACAATAAATTTCATGATTTCTCTTGTGCCTTTCTTAATTTGTTATATATGTAGCTTCTTTGCCAATAAAACTAGGCATTTCACTTTTAATCGCCATTTCAACCATATCGTCTGCAATCTCCAAAGCAATGCCGTAACCTTCTGTTGTCATAGTAATTTTGTCAGTATCATCAACCTCAATAAGAATTGTGGCTTTCATTTCTCACTTGCCTTTCTTAGTATTGCTCTAGCAAATAAAGGTAACTCAGCATTTAGCATAACAACCGCTGGATGCGTTTCATTCCAACATTTAAGTATTTCCTAATCTGTTAATGTCTTTGCTGGATGGGTGTAGAGTGGAATCCATGTGCCTTCAAGATAGTCAATCACTTGTAAGTTAATTAACTTTGGCTTTCGGTCTTCCAAGCCCAACAACATCCACGCTACTGCTTCATTGTTCATTTGCATAACCCATTTCTCCATTTGATTTATAGCGCAATAACTCTCTATTCAACGCCTCTATTTCAGCCTGTTGCTTGCGTAGCATGTCGATAGCATTTACAAGTTGTGGTGCAACACCATCAACAATGTCTTCATTATGTATTCTTTGTAATTCATCAGCTAGTTCATTTGCGTTCATAGATAGTCCTCCGCTAATGACCATAAGCGTTCGTTCATTTGAATTAACGGCGTGGCTCCAGTGATGCCTCGTGAAGTCATTTGCCGACCCTTGCGAGTGCGATAAGTGATTCCGCCTTTGACTAGGTTCTCTTGAACTCGGTTCAGGACGTTCCAGAGTGCCGCGCCTGAATCCTCATCTCGCCTAGAAACTAATAGGTCTCCTGGATTCATATTGGAGCCAACAATTTTAAGGGCTAATTCACTAGCCTCGCATGCAAACTCATATACCGCGTAACCCATTAGTATTTTCTTTTGAAACTTTTCAATACGCTTTGCGGCTTCTATTGCAGCGTTGATAACCTTTTTTGATTCCTGAATAACTGATTGCTCAGTCACGTCCACGTGGCGTAGCCGAGACCTATAGATATCAGCGGATTTGACGATTAAACCATTCCCGCAAATCAAGCGGAACAGCGCAGCGTCCATGCGTAATGAAGTTGAACCATCGTTAGAATTGACTACTAACACTTCAGGGATTGTGCCGTTAATTTCGTGAGAAAAGTCTTTGTGCCGCAATCTAATAAAATGTTCTACAACACGGGGATCACGGACTCTAGGCTTCATCGAATGTACCTGCGTAACGATGAAGTCATGCTCGGTCATGATGTCCACTACGTCGGTGGTGTGAATGATCTGGTATTTCTGCGAGAGACCCTCGGATTGCAAAGGAGAGACGGCGGCTACGGGTAATTCAAAAGTCATAGTATTTCCTTTATTTAAGCGTTTATAAGGTGAAGCAGTTGAAATTATAGCTCGGATTGCTTCAGGGAGGCAAGGGATATTTTGTGAGGGGAAACCCGTGGCGTGTAAAATGAACTATAATTCAAGGTGCGTGGTTGAGTTCATTTTAGCTTCCTCATCAATACGCCAGCTCCTTCACGAGTCATCCGCTTGGCCACGCAACCAATCGGCTATTGGTGAGGAACCTAAAATGAACTCATTGTTAAACGAACAACAAAAGCGGATCAATTAATGGCTAACAGATTTGGATTTAACCTCGGTGACTACAATACTGAGGAAATTAAAAGTAATGACGGCTTCAAGGATATCGTCCCTGAAAAGATGCGGCATGCTCGGCGATGGTTACTCTGGCGCAGTGAGAAAGATAAAAGTAACAGCAACAAGTCCAGAAAAGTTCCGTATTATGCTGACGGGACATTCCGCCGTGGTACTCTTGACACCCCTGATGATTTAGAACGCCTAGTAACTTATGACAAAGCAGTAGAGATATTAGGTGAAGGTAACTTTACTGGTCTTGGTTTTGCGCTCGGTAAAGATGGTGAGGGATACTGGCAAGGGATTGACCTAGACAATATTACAGAGCACAAGAATGATTCATTAGCGCAAAGCCTACCAGGATACGTAGAAATGAGTCCGAGTGGCAACGGGGTGCATGCCATTGGTTACGGTGAATACTTCCGCGGTAAGAATCGTTCAGGTGAGTTAGGATGGGAATATTACTCCCGTGCTAAGTTTTTTACCTTCACTGGTAACATGTTTAAAGACGGTGAGATTGTTGATCTGAAGCCGTTCATCAAAAGAAAAATAGACAAAGATATATCAGATGAATCCGCAGAGCGCAAAGGTTCTCTGGGACAACTCATTATTGGACCTGAGCAATTGGAAGATATTGAACGCGCATTGCGTTTTATTGACCCAGATTGCCCTCGTGATGAATGGTTGCAGATATGTTTCTCACTTGCGCGCATACCTGATGGTTATAGATTATTTTACGAATGGTCTAAGCGTTCATCAGGTGCAAAGCATTCCGTAGCGAGTGACGCAGACATTGAGGATCAATGGAATGATGTGTATGCAAACTCCCGTGGCGAGATAACACTCGGAACTTTGTATCATTATGCGTCTAGGAATCCTGAATATTCATCAACCGAGGTAGGAGAAAACCTAGTAAAAGAACTAGGAGTAAATAAAAAGAAGGATCAATTTCTTGAGAAGTTCAAACCAGTACCGCTGAGTTATGACTACCTGCCTGAACCTGACTGGGTTATTGACGGATTTATTGGTGAGGGGGTTACGTTTATTGCGGGTGCGGAAGGTAAAGGTAAATCATCCCTATTGCTCCCCCTCGCGTTACAAGTAGCACACCTAACCGAACCAACGGGATTGACGGTAAAACATCGTAGGCGCGTTCTTTACATTACTGAAGACCATGCGCAAGCCGACCGCATTTGTTACGGTATGCGTTCACATTATTCAAAGTTGGGGCGCGATGATTGGGAGTATTGGATAAAGATTATCCCCGCCTTCCGTATGAATGACGATGAAATTAAGTTCACTGCGGAATACGCAAAAGACTTTACGGTGAATATTGACGGACGGGAGATTCCACCGCTTACAGTATTTGATACTGCGTCCGCTACGTTCGTGCTTGAAAATGAAAACGACAATAGCGAAGCCAGCCGCCTGATGAGCGTAATTAACAATGAGTTCTTTTACCGTAACTACATGCCAGTCTGGATTAGTGGGCATACCTCAAAGACTTTGAGTAGGACCAGTGCGGTAGAGGAATTGAGTGCGAGGGGCGCGTCGGCTTGGGGCGGTAACGCTACGGGTACAGCCTTTATATTTGAAGACGAGAATATTGAAGGACGGATACTCGCTACAAAAAAGAAAAGATTCAGCGAGACGATTCAGGAAGTGCGAGCCGTATTACGCCACCACACCACGCAATCAAAGAACCGTTATGGGGATATTAACGAGTCATCTCCATACTATTCAGTTGAGTTAGTCAGTTCCAGTAAGAAGGAGCGCGAAGTAGTTAATGCTGAGAATAAAGCGGACGATGCAGCTCGCCGAATAATCAAGTTCATCAACACTCAGATTCAAGACCTAGGACGATGCACTTACGGGGAAATAACAGACTCAAAAGTGGCGGGAGACAAGAGTAATATTCCACATATATTTTCAACCATGATTGACCGCGGAATGGTAGAAAGAATTGTGCCGACTCCTGAACAATGTAAGGAATTTGGTATACATAGAAACGCCAGATTGGTCAGAACCCTTGGTAACTGGGCTTACCATGATTAAACTTAACTTGCCTGAACCTGCCTGCACTTACCTGAACTGCTTCAGGCGAGTTCTAAACCTAATGGGTTATAGTTTTGTTGCTATTTTTGGGTTTTACTTACCTGAAGTAAAAACCACAGCGCAATTACCATTCAGGAACTCCCCTGGAATCGCATTCATGCGTTCCAGTGGTGAGGCATGTATCTGTTGGGTTCTAACTCGCCTGCCTGCCTGTTGTTCTAGAGATCAGGCGAGTACTTTAAATTGGAGAATTAAATAATGGAAATTAGTTTGAGTATTGCTGAGTTGTTTCTACTGGCTTGGGCAATTTCTGCCTCGGCTTTTGCGGTATGGTGTCAGTTTGAGGTCAGGAAGTCCGTAATAATGCTGGTGATGACGACTGGTGTTTTGCGTGACATTGCTGAAGGAAAAGCGAGGGTAGAAATGAAGGATGAACAGATCATTATTGAGCGAATTTTGCCTTTACGTAAAAATGAGGGATAATTCTCAGAAATCAATCGGGTAGGAACTGGATATGGCTACGAAAAATCAAAAGATTGCAGAGAGTATGAAGGGCAATGAAAACGGCGTAAAAAGGGGAGCTTTTGTAGCGCTCCTGCGGAGGAAGCTAGTTCAAGATCCTAAGAAATTAGAACGCATTGCTGAGGCTTTGTTCAAATTAGCGGAGGAAGGAGACATGGCTGCAATCAAGGAGCTAGCCTCCCGCCTAGACGGAACGCCGACTCAAAGTATTGAGATGAGCGGTCCTGACGGAGACCCAATTCAAGTAGAACAAGCAGGTACATTCGCTAAAGAGCTTATGGCAAAAATCCTCGAGGCTAAACAGAAAGAGGCAGACAATTGAGCAATGATAATTATCACCCAGATGGGTTTGTCCCGATGCAGAATGCTTCAGTTGACGGATTCAACACTATGCCGAAGAACAAATTGATAGAGGACATCGCCGCGCTTGAGCGTGGGTTGGCGTTCATGCATGATTTGAAAGAAGAAAAGACAATCAAGACTAAGCCAATGTCGTTCACTGAGGCAGAAGAATTGATTGCCGCGAATCAGGGATTGACTTTTGCTGCAATCCGCGCTGTTGAGCGGTTCCACGGAATATCATGAGCACATGTTCTAACTGCGGAGGATTGATCCCACTGCAAGGTTTGATGACGGGAGTGACGCTGCCGTTTTGTCGGTGTGAGAATCCGAAGCGATTCAGGGACAATATGCGTCCTATGTCGTTCGCTGATATTCAAGAATTGTTTGACATACCGCTCTTAGCGGAGGATGAGTTCTCGACTCAAGCTCTTGAGTTCGTCCGCAAGGTAGAAAAGTTCCACGGCATCGGATGAACATTGCTGAGATTGTCAAGCGGGAACTCTCAAAGCCCAATCCGCTAGACCACCTTCCCCCTGAGCATCGCGCGGCAGTTATGAAGCGCATGGCGTGGCTCGCAGTGGCAGGTAACCATCAAATAGAACCCACAGGGGATTGGTGGTCAATCTGGTTGCTACTCGCGGGGCGCGGCGCAGGGAAGACCCGAACCGCAGCTGAGGAGTGCTGGTGGACAGCATGGGATCAACCGAACATTCGTTACCTTGTCTCCGCGCCCACCTCTGCTGACGTGCGGGATACCTGCTTTGAGGGTGAGTCGGGAATCCTGAACGTCATCCCGCATGAAATCATCATGCCCAACGGGTATAAGTCATCGCTGAACGAGTTGACGCTCATCAATGGGTCGCTCATCAAAGGTATTCCCGCTAGTGAGCCTGGACGCTTCCGTGGTCCGCAGTTTCATCATGGCTGGCTGGATGAATTAGCAGCATGGGACTACCTTGATGAGTCATGGGATATGATTCAGTTCGGGATGCGCCTCGGTCAACGTCCTAAGTTGATCTGCACTACGACTCCGAAGCCAAAGCCGCTCATTGTTGACCTCGTCGCTCGTGACGGTGATGACGTAGCGTATGTATCCGCCTCGACGTATGACAACATTGATAACCTCGCCCCGACGTTCAAAAAGCAGATCCTCCAATACGAAGGTACAACGCTGGGACGGCAGGAGCTTTACGCCGAGTTGATTGACCCAGAGGAGAGCGGAATCATTAAACGTCCTTGGTTCAAACTCTGGCCAGCTAACCGCGCCCTACCTCAGTTTACTTACGTGGTGCAGAGTTACGACTGCGCAACGAGCGACAAGACCGCAAACGACCCGACTGCCTGCGTAGTCCTCGGGATCTTTAAGCCCAGCCCAGACAAGCCAATGTCAGCCATGGTGATTGACTGCTGGACTGAACATATGCAGTACCCAGACTTGAGACCGAGAGTCGTTGAGGAGTATGGCTCAATCTACGGCGATGATGACGAGTGGGGTAACGGGAAAAAGGTGGATTTAGTTTTGATCGAGGACAAGTCCGCAGGTATCTCACTCATTCAAGACTTACAACGCGCTGGGCTGCCCGTCCGTGCTTACAATCCAGGACAGGCTGACAAGACCACTCGACTCAACATCGTCTCCCCAATCATTGCGCGTGGCTTAGTCTACCTGCCCGAGAGTGAGACAAAGCCGAAAGTACATAGGACATGGTGTGATCCCCTCGTCAATCAACTCTGCGCATTTCCTGAGGTAAGGCATGATGACCTTGTTGATGCTACCAGTCAAGCTCTACGTTACCTGCGGGACGCTGGCTTCCTCACTACTGACTACGTAGCTGATGACTCTGACATGTACGTTGATGAGACCCAACCGCGCAGAATCAACCCG